AATATTATAATCGTATAAATCTTTAATGTATCTAAACTTAACGCCACCTAGTTTAATTTCATCGGGACAAGCTAACTCAATAGGTTTAGTTAAAAAGAAAGCATCTAACAAATAGTCGTAAACTTGTTTAGGGCTAAGTGATTCAATATATTCAATATCCTGGCCCGATAAAATAGATAGCCTTAAAACAGCCCTATCTAATTTATCCAAAGTATCATTGCTTTTCAATTCCTCTAATTTTTGGAATTGCTCAACTGTTAAATCTTCGTATCGTTTAGGTATTTTCATCTTAATAATATAGTAATTTATTTGAGTTTTACATTTATTGAATAAAGAATGTTGACTTTTTAAGTCGGTTAAGTGCGATATATCTAATACTATCGCAAAAATGGTTTTGGCTATCAATAGGGGTGTTTAACATATTGCCATCCTTATCAGTTGCCCACTTGTAATTGCGTAGTTCCTTAATAGCGTTTAAGCTGTCTTTAGTAATAAACATTTCGTATTGCTGTAAAGTATCTATTGAATTACGGATTGAATCTGGTCCTTTCTTTGCACCCTCTATTCTAAAACCTGCACGTCTTAAGTCCTCAATACTTTTTGGCTCGGCTGAATCAGCAACTATCATTTCATTTCTTTGTACTCCCAACTCTTTTAACTTGTCAATAATATCGCTATTAGTTAGCCCTGTTTGATAGATTAACTCTTTAAAGTATAAAGCACCGTTATACCTATAACAAGCTGTTAAAACGCTAGGGTCGTTTGTAAAACCCCAGTCAATTGAATATGATATAAATTCGGCATCCGTTGGAATACTATCACATTGCTGCCAGTTATTAAATACAGTACCCTGCAAAGAACCTATATTCCCCAAACCATAAACGCTCCACCAATTAGCCCAATAAGTTGAAGTTAATGCTTTCTCCTTTGCTTTCTCTATTTCTTTAATAATTGATAAATCCAACGCTTCGTTATCTTTGTAAGTTAAAACCACAAAATCGGTATCACTATCATTAATCAATTCGGTATCTACCCAAAATTCGCTAACAGGATTATAATCTAAATAAATAAAGCGACGTGTCCTAATTGCTAATTGATAATAGGCTTCCCAAGTTATGTTGTTACATTCGTTTACAAATAGTACATCACGCCTTGCACCTCTTAATTTACTTTCTGCATCCGCACTAAAGAATTCAATATAAGCACCATTGCTAAACGTATAAACTAAACTAGACTTGTTGAAGTTCTCAGGTTCATACATTCCTATCATGTCCATTATTTTAAGAAAGTCCCTTAATGCTCCCCTCTTTAAATGTGGTATGGTTTCAGCAACTATTGATATTTCAGCAAGTGGATTTTTAACAGCATAATCAATAAGGAAAGGAACTATTGTAAATGTTTTACTTGCAGACGTTCCACCCCTTACTACCCGAACTCGTTTATTGAGTTTAGATATTTTCGCTTGGGCTGTCGTTCGTTGTAACATTAATATCTATTCCGTTAAAGATAGGTTTCTCCGTTATTAATTGATTAATCGTTTGGCTAGGTACACCATGCACTCTACTGATTAAAGTTTCTAGGCTGTATAAAGTTCCTTTCTCTAAAGATTTACGCATAGCATTTGCAATCGTACGTTCTAAGATAGTTGCGTCTTCATCTTTAAATATATCGGCTAACTCATTTAAAGTCATAGCCATCATATTTTCAATGGTTTGGTTTATATCCTGCTTGTTATAACCCATATCTTTTAATTGACAAACGAATTTACGAGGTCGTCCGTTTGGGTTACCTGTTTGCCCCTTTGTATATGGTATTAAGTTTTTGTGTCCGTCGCTACTTGGCATAATCTATTCCGTTTCTTTTAATCTTAATTGTTGGTTCAAGTTTAATCATTCTATCAATTATAACTTGGCAGTATTTAGGGTCTAATTCCATTCCGTAACATTTACGTTTAAGTTGGTGTGAAGCTACCATTGTTGAGCCAGAACCACTAAAAGGGTCAAGTAATAAATTGTATTCTTGAAAGTATTCTAATAAATCACTTAACAATTCTATTGGTTTTTGATGTGGATGTGGGCTATCAATTCTTTTCTTTTGCTCTCTACTTACACTAAAAACATTACCTCCAAATCTTGAATATTTAATATTACCTGCTACAATTATAGCTTCCCATTGTTCTGCCATTCCCCCAGCACCATTAAGACCAGCATTCTTTTTATCCCATACTGCAATAGTCTTTAATGTTAAATCGTTATTTTCTAAAGTTTGAATTGCTTCTTTAAATGTTCTCCATTGTAAAAAGAAAACATAAGCGTCACATATTCTTAAATTAAAAAAGTCATTTACACATTCAAAAGTATCATCGTTTAAAATTGTTCTTACCCCTAATTGACCTCTACCATATTTACCACTTGAACCATTACCATATGGTGGGTCAGTAAATACCATATCTGCCTTTTGTCCGTTCATTAGCTTTGCCACTTGGTCGCTGTCGGTACTATCTCCACAAAGTAATCTATGCTCTCCAATCTCAAACAAATCACCCAAAACAATATCCGTTTCAATTCCGCCTTCAGGTGTTTCAAAATCATCTTCCTCAGCTTCCAACTCAGTAACAAATTCAGCTGGCAAATCTAAACCCCAACTTTCCAATTCCAAAGCATCCCAATCATTTAATAATTGCCAATCCCACTCGCCACCACTAACATTGTCTTTAATCAAAAATTCCCTCTGTTTCTCCTCAGATAAGCCACTTGCTTTTATAATCGATACTTCCTTTAACCCAGCTTCTTTGCATGCCTTAAAACGCATATTTCCGCCCAAAATAATCATGTCATCATTTACCACAATCGGTCGTATTTCTAACATCTCGGGAAAATCTTTAATTGACTGAACCAACTTCGCAAACTTGTCATCCTTAATTAATCTCGGATTGTTTGGATTTAATTTAATTTTACTTATTGCTATTTTTTCTGTCTTCATTCCAAAAATTTATTGATTCGTAATCGTCTTGCATCAGTTCATTATATAAATAAAAGTTCGTTTCAATATTGCCGAATTAAAATAGTTAATCCTGAACGGTTGGTGCGGCAATTCCCTCATTGATATGCGTTCCTTCATAAGTAATTGAAATCATTAAAATGTTATTTGTATAAAGGATTTGCCTTTCAATCGGTTTATACTTTTTAACATTTAGTTTTAAATTCTTTTCGCACTCCTTACCAACTCGTAAGCGTTCTTTTGGATTCGGCTCTTCTGCATAGTCAAATGTGTATTTTGCTTTAAACGGCATTACTTCTTTGTGCTTTTAGGTTTAACTTCCTCACTTTGATTAAGATAGGCTAGTATAATTTTAAAAGCATCTTTGTAAATGTTTGTGCAAGTCGAACACTCAACAAGCGTTTCAACGGTTGCATCAATACCATGATAAGCTGCTAAAATTTCTTTAACATTATCATTTGAACTGTCAGGGCGGATTAAGTCATGTGCTACTGCATAGATAAAATCCCTTTGTTTTAATAGTATATCTCTCATTTTATTTTGTTTTTTATTTCGTTTTTAAATTTATTGTTCTCGTAGATTAGTTTTCTTTGATTAACTCCAAGTTCACTAGCTATCTCCCTGGTTGATGTCACCACCGATTTAAATAGTATTTCAGCTTTAAATGGTTGTTCTCTAGCAAATTTAACAGTACGTTCAAACTTCATATCTATGTCAAAATTATAACTTTCTTCGGACATATCAAAATTTACTTCAAAATCATTATGCCGCTCAACCAATGGGTTCTTTGTATTGATTAATTTATTTGCCCTATGCCTATCCGAGTTCATCCCCTTTAAAACATTTGAGCAGTACGCAATAAATTGTCCCCGATTAACTTTATCAATCAAAAAGTCTTCGGGTTTCTCGCAAAGGTATAAAAGAAACTCTTGGAATAGGTCATTTTTAATATCTCGGTAATTACATAGTTTAGTACTTAAGCCATTAAGCATCTTACTGTTTGCTGCTATAACTATGAGTTGTTCCTTATTGATTAACAAATGTATTAAATATTTTTTAAAGTCAATAACTTAAATTCGTCAAGTGATCTGATTAAATGATACTCATAACCCAAACTCGACACTCGACACTCAAAATCCTTTTGTTCGGGCTTTTGAGTTCCTGTATTTGTTTTAAGTTCAACAAAGCACAGTTTACCATTAGGGAATATAACAACCAGGTCGGACGCTCCTTTTAATAAACCAGTCGCTTTAAAGGTCATAGCTTCACGTCCATTACGGTAGCCACCGTTGGGGATGCTGAAAATTATGGCTCTAGGATTGTGAGATTTAAGACAGTAGGTATTGTGAAAAAATAAAAAAATTGATTGCTGGAGGTTATTTTCTGTTTCTTGTTTCATGTTTCATTGATTTTTATTGTAAAGACTTTTAAGAATTGATTATTAATTATTATTTTTATTATTACTATTATATAAATATATATATTTATATATATTTTATTAAACAGTGAAACATTTGATACTTTTGCCAATGATACCAAAGGTTTCCGTGTTTATTTTTTTTTTAAACATTATGAAACAAATTAAACCTAAAACGGTTCAGATTCATCTTTAATGATATTTTCGCCCTCTATTGACCATAATACTATCCCTCTCTTAGTTCCACGGTCAACTCGATACATTTTATATTCAAGTTTATTTTTGGTTAAAACTTCTTTTAGATCATACTTTGTAGGTTTCAAAATTGACTTAAAATTTAAGTATTCTAAAATTTCGCCTTGGTTCCAAACTTTTTCAAAGACATGATTTGCTGTTTGTTCAATTGAAAAGTGTTTAAAGAATATTTCTTCAATCGGTAAAACGGTTTCATTTTTGGATGAATTTAGTTTTAAATACTCGATTTCGTTTTCAGTTCTTAATATCCATTCAAAACCATCTTTTAAAAGGTTGTAAGCTTCAATTATAAGACTTGTTTTATCAATAGCAAGCATTTTATCATAATCGACCTTTTCAACGCTTATAGGTAAAATACGGCGGTTTCCTGTTACATCCTTTAAAATATCAATTTCGTTTGTAGTTCCGCAAAGAATAGCACGTCTTTTAAATGTTTTAGCTTCACGCTCGTATGGCCTACGCTGTGTTATAATATTCATATCTGAAATGGCTTTATATTCCTTAACATCTTTAAAGGCTTTGCCTCCAAATTCATCGTCTAAAACCAATAAGCTATTACATAAAGTGTACATACTATCTTTATCATGACCGTTAATTTTTGCCTCAACAATATATTTATCAAGTTCTTTTGGCATAATATTTCTTAAAAAGCTAGTTTTGCCTGTGCCATGTTGCTGGCCTGTTAAAACTAAGGTAAGTGGGCAAACTAATTTTTCATTTTGATTTGACGTCCAATTATGTAAAGCACCTACTATCCATTTTCTAAAAGCCCAAACATTATATTCACTTTGTGGATAAATACATTTAGCGTATTCTTCAATTATACCAGTTGGATTTGATTTATTAGCATTAAGAAAATCAGTAAGGACATTTATTTTATTTACTTTATTTGAATTTAAAATTGATCTAACATCATTTATTGGTACGTTAAAATCAAATGATTTCTTTGCAGCCAAATACATATCATTTACCTCTGTATCGGTTAAAACTACTTCATTTAAAATATAAGTAGTGTTTGTTATTAAATCAATTTTAGGTTCGTATGTATCAATTATAAAGTTTTCAAGTTGTTCAATTTCTTTTAATTCAGAATTTACTTCATTTGAATAGTCAATTTTACTTTCAATTAATTCTTTAATGAGTTGCTCATCCTCTTCATTTACTATTATTTCATTAGCAACTAATAAATTTTTACTTACACTTTCAATAGTTGGGTTTCCTTGAGCCTTTGAAATTTTAACACGATTAATAATATGTTTAGTTTTTTCGCTATAAATTTGAATATTAGCTTGTTTGCAGTAATAGTAAAAAGTACCAATTTTAACTTTACCAGTTGAATTTTTGCAAAGCCCCCGCCAATCTTTAGCGCATTTTTCACGATTATATTTATTACCAAATTGGCAAATAAAATGGAAAGTTTCTTCGCCACTTATTCCAAATTTATCAAATAAAGATAAACCTACTCTAATATAAGTATGATAATCTTCATTACATAGGTCAATATTACGTTCTTTAATTTGCTCTAATATAAAATCAAAGTCAGATTTAGTATAAATAAAATTAGTTTCTTTTGGGGCTTGAAATTTTTTAACCTCTTTAGCTATAAATTTTTTTGATTTATCATTTACAAAAATATCGGGATCATAACTAAGATACCTTAATCGGTTTCTATTTTTGCATGATTGGTCAATAGTTATATTATAATTTTTATGATAGTAATCAGCAAGGCCATCAAAGCTATCTTCAAATTTATCGGGGTTAATTCTAACAAAAATACAAAGTCCGTCACCTCCAAATGATTTATGGTAAATGTATGTATAGTCATCGTTTTTAATATCTTCGTTTATTTGGTCGTCAATATCAATAACTATTAAACCATTCATTGATTTAATATTATTATCAGTTTTAGCACCTTCATTAAGAATAGCTGAGCCGGTAACACATTTAGAAGTATTTTTTAGCTTTTTATATTCTTCTTCATTACCTTTTTGTTTAACAGCCCTGGCTTTTAAAACTAAGTCCTGATTCGTACCATGTTGTATAAAACCGATATAATTATCAATATCAATTTCTTTTTTTGTTTTCGAGAATTGGTTGTCATAATAAGACATTTGAACTTTAGTTGCCATATTTTTTGTCTAGTTTTTCTTTTACTTTGTTAATTAAATATTGATGTGTTCTATTTACTCCACTTATTAAATCGTGTTTACTTTTAAAATGCCTGTAACAATCTTTTATTATTTTTAATACTTTTTTATTAAATTCTCCGCTATTAACTGAGCTTAAATATTTTTCTTTTTTTACAATTATAAATAAATCAAATATTTGATTAATCAATATTCTATAAGCAAAGTTTAAATCTTCATTTTGCGAAATTGTATAAAGATATATTTTTTCGGGGTTCGGTAAAGGTATGGCTTTTATTGGCTTTGTAACAATTGAATCTTCTATTTTTTCACGTTCTTTTTTTTCTTTTACCTCAACTGGTGTTAAGCACTCAGGACAAACATCAATAGTTTTTGGAAAAATAGCACCACATTCGGGATTTTCACATGTTTGAGTTACATCAAGTTCTATTTTTTTTGCCTTTGGTTTTTCTTTACCTTCAAAAAATAAACGTCTCCAATCCCTGGTATTATCTGACCATTCATTATGCCTATCTACATTGCCACCGCCATCTATTACAATAAAACTATCTTTATAAATTTTATTTGTTGAGCGACCTCCTCTACCTACAATTTGCAGCCATAAAGAAAGCGAAGCTATTGGTCGATTAACAATTATAGCCTCAACAGTTGGATCGTCAAAGCCAGTTGTTAATTTACCGACATTACAAAGTATTCCGTTTTGATTATTTTTAAACCATTCAATTACACTTTTATCACTTTCGCATTCATTAACACTATCTATCATTTTAATATTAGTGTAGCCAGCTTCTATAAATTTATTATAAACTAAAAGATTTGCTTTTGTAGAGGCATTAAAAACCATTGTTTTTTTACCTTCGCATATTTCTTTATAATTTAAAACGACATTAAATAAAGCATCTTCGTTATTATAAGCCTCATTCATTGATGCCTCTGTATAGTCACCGCTTTTAGCATCTATTTTTAAATTTGAATTATCAGTATAATTTTTAACAAATGATAAATCTTGAACTAATTTACCTTCATTTATTAAATCTTGAATTGATGCTCCTACAACAATATCATTGTAAATTTCAGACATAGTAAATGGCCTGGTCCATTCAATAACCTCGTCGTTGCAACACTCAGTTAATAATTCATATTTAGTTTTACAGTGTTGGCATTTATAAAATGTAATTTTCTTTTGAACTATTGGGGTTGCTGTGCATCCTAATATTTTAGCAAATGGAAAAAATTTAAAAACTTT